ATATTCACGAAATCGAAATCTCCTGCGCCTGAATCGGCGGGGGTTCGATTCTGACCTACGCAACCTCCCCGCCTCTAAATGGGGCGGGGGTGGCAGCACCTTTTGTAGTTTGCATATCCTACAGAGAGGTTTTGTAGTTTTTGCATTCTTTTTCTTTTGTAGTTTTTTTGTTTTGTAGTTAATGTTTTGTAGTTCCGCCGACTACAAAAGAATGTTTTGTAGTTAGAAGAACACTTAAGTAGTGGCAGCCCCTCGGCGTAACATGGCGAACAAAACCGAAGCCGACGAGAATGAAGAACGAGCGTGCAAGGCTGCTGACCTTGCTAAGAAGATTGAAGAGGAAATCTCCCTCTTAACCGAAGAAGGACTCTACATGGAGTGTAGTTATGATGAAGACGGTAAAAGGGTGTTTGGGTGGGCATACAACCCCCAAGTATCGCACCGCGCGCTACGCCTTCTTGCTCAATCATACGCCGCAATGAGGCAAGCCATTGATGAGATAAAATGGTGAATAAGACTATAAGCGATGACGGAGTGGAGATAACATGGCTTGCAGATGCGACCCTAATGATGCCCTAATGATGATTGAGTTCGATGATGAGAGCGGGTGTGTTCTCATCGTCTGTTCTTGCACCGTCGGCTCGCTCGACGGGACGGCGTGGCGCGCGACCTACCGCATGGGCGGGGGAAATGGGGCGAGCGCATGAAGTGCCCCGTGTGTGGGCGAGAGGGCGTATACCGTTCAGAAGGTTGGTATGGGAAGGTCATCTGTAAGACTTGCGACACCTCAGCGTATGAGAAAGGAAAGGAAACAATCGGTTCGTATGAATAAGTGAGCCTTTTGTAGTCTTTTGTAGTTCCGGTTTAGAACTTTCTTTTGTAGTTTCTTTTTTCTTCGCTCGCGCGTGTTTTGTAGTTTTGGATTTTGTTTTGTAGTTCCGTTTTTGGTTTTTGTTTTGTAGTTCTTTTTTTGGATTTTGTTTTGTAGTTCTTTTTTCGGTGCAAAAAACTCACCGATGTTTTGTAGTTCCGGTGCAAAAAACTCACCGATGCAAAAAAGTTACCGAGTGTTGTAAAACTCACCCGATGCAAATAAGTTAGTGTTCAGATTACCGGAATCCGGTAAAATCTGAAAAAGAGGCGACTGCTCGTCCGCTCAAAACTACAAAACAAAAAACCCCTCAAAACCCCTCAAATTAGGCTGGAATCGCAGTTCTCGCGTCCCGCTTAAGTGCGTCAAAAGTGCGAAAAGGTTGGAACTAAAACCGCCGATTCATCGAAATTACCGGAATCCGAAGCAGTTCGCAGTAGTGCGATTACGAAGTGCCACAGGCTCGCAGTATAGCGATTATGAAAATACAAAACGCTCATAAGCGGAGGCCGCTCATGCGCATTACATGATGGAGTTCAAACCCCTGATTAGTGAGGCCGAAATGAAGAACGCCTCCGACGGAGGTATCAGCACGATACCTCTTGCGGAGTTCTCCGAGTGGTATGCTCGGAACGGTGATGCAGCAATGCTGAACCAAAGCGGGGAGGCTTACGCCTCACCCGCTAACAGGATACGGTGGGGATTGCCGAAGGTGGTAGTTCCCTTCGTCCCGCTTGGCTGGCTGGCCTCTGATGAGAACCCAGCCGACCGCGCCGGAATGCTCGACGGAGTAGCGCGGCTCAATGTGTATAACCTCGATGATAAATCGAGAATCGTCAACCCTTCGGTGGATGAGGCCCACCACCTACGCAGCACAACCCAAGACCTGACGACAGCCGTGCGAGAACTCGGCTCATGCGGCGATGCGGCTTGCTGGGTTCATCCCATCCACCGCACGACAACCTGCGGTTGCTGCCAGCCGTCCGGCTGCTACGCCGAGACTGGCGACATAGGCACAGCACACCACCGCAAAGTATGTTCAGGACTGTGGAACACCAAGAAAACCGCCATTCTCGGCGTTCAGTTCTCCGGCACACCACACGCCCGACTTGTAATCGCCTTGACTCGCACCCTCGGCCAGCGTTCCGGCGCTGGGAAGAGTGGCGGGTCGAAGTTGATTGCGATTCGCTACGCTACCACCTGCCGAACTGAAGCGGGCGGCTGTGGGCGCTCGACCTGCTGGGGTGTCTGTGGCACAGACAACCACATGAGATTCACGATAGTGATGAGTCAGAAGGGCCGCACTCTTGTGGGCCTCGACCCTCGACGCAGCGATTACGATGAGGTCATCCACCTGCTGACTCAGGCACTCGGTGGCGTGCCTCCGGTCATCAGCGACTCGCCGTTCTCGGCGACTGCCTGAGTTATTCCTCAGGACGAAAAAAGTGGGGGCAGCGACGGCTGCTCCCACTCCCTCAAGTGGGGGGGATGTGGGTTGCATCCCCCCAACCCACCCTCGGCGCTTAGACGGCGCTCCCAGCGCTCAGAATCGGGTGCTGGGGTTTTGGATTCGGATTCGCCCGCCAAAACTTTCCGTTTTCACAAGTGCGCACCAGCCTACCATGACGCACATTACACTACATTTTTTTGAAATTATTTTTCTGATATTTTCCACTCGCGTATCATAGAATGAAGGCTGTTGTTCCAAGTGTAGCGTTCCTCAAGACAAGGGCGCAGTTCCCGCATATACCTAAACACAGAACTCGGATAAACGGGAGTCCAGCGAATAGGAACCCCCTTGTTGATATTACGACAGATTTCATTCGTGGCACGCCAGTTATCAAAGAAGCCTTCGCCCATTAACTGCTTCACAATATGACGATACAACTTTTTCCTCGGAAGTGGCCCCGCCATCAAAACCCACTCCTGTTGATTACCTTTCCGCCAATGCCCGACCGTCTGCGGGACAAACCTCTCGTCTTTCCACCCATCCACTCGCCACCCGTCATCGTTTTCATAACTACGGGCATATCAGGAATGTTATAGACGAACTGGTCGATAGCATGAGCAAAGGCCATAACACAATCATTGTGTCGGCCCAAATCCACAATTAGGCCATCGCGCCAAGCATGAGTCTTCAACTCATCAATAATAAGATTCACCATACGGCGAGACTCGTCGTCGCCAAAAGGAAACGCTACCATCTCTCGCTCAAACCAAACTCTAAGCCTATTCAACAAACCCTGTTTCAAGGTTCTATTACCCACCTTGCTCGGTCTGTAATCAACGACTGCGCCCTTCTGTTGTATCAACGCATCATACATCTGTTGAAAGCCTACATCTTCAGCAGCAATAGCAGCGCCATATCGCTTTGCCCATTCTATGAGAACATCAGTTTGCTTCGCTGGGGGGAAATCATTACGCCGCCACATATTGACGAAGTGAATGAACCCGTCGTCGTCTTGCCTAAGAACGATGAGAACCGTATAGTCTTGTCCCAATCCATGTGAGGGGTCAAAACCAATTACATATCGGTTGTTATCCAGTTTTTCTTTCTGTATAATTGTATCAAGGTCAAGATGCTTACGAACAAGATTCTGAGGATAAACAGCAGAATCGTCATCAACAATCCTACATAAGAACTCCTGTGCGAACTCTAAATCGCCTATGGCTGCTCGTTGTTCTAAGAGATACTTAATACTACGATGAGCGGGCCAAAGGGCTACCGGCGTTACCGTTTCCTCATTCGCCCTCCATTCATCATAGTTCTTTATAGAAGTCCAAATACCTGTCTTCCAAATACTGTTCTCAAGCATTTCAGTATGGTATAGGTCAGTCATAGACATTGGCGTTCCAACCACATACAAAGAAGAGTTTGGGTCAAGCATAGGAGTAATCGCCTTTCTGAACCATTGTTGTAAGGTGCGAGGACTCATATCATCACTATCTACTAACACATCGTCAAAGGCGACGCAAGCAGGATGCTCACCACGAATTGCAGAGCCAACCGAAGTAGCCATAATCCAAGAGCCATTAGTGAAATGCACTTCAGTTTTATTGCCCTTCTTCGGGTCAAGATACCTTGATAATTGAGGATGGCGCTTCATGTCCTCGCGGATTTCCTGTAGTCGTCTAATGGCCGTATCCTTACTTGCTGAAATTAACCAGCAGGTAAAGGGCCTGTCGTTATTCCATTTTTCAAAAAGACATTGATGAAGTAGTTTAACCCTAAGAGTAGTGGATTTACTGTGGCCGCGAGGTGCAATGATACACACCCGATGAACTTCTGCGCCTTTTCTCTCACTATACATATCCATCCATTCTTCAATGTGTTCGCCCCAAGTATAACCAAGCCACTCGTAAAAATACCTAACTGACCTACGCGACCTTTCCATCGCCAAATCCTGCTTCAAACTCATATTGGTCGCAACTCC